TCGGCGATGGCTTTAGCAGTGAGCTCAGCCGCTTTGTTAGCTGCATCAGCCAACATTTGTTCTAATTGTTTAGGATCCATTTCCCATTCCTTTTTAATTTCGCCGCTTGCTTCCGTTGAGGATTCTAGCCCTTTAGCTGAATCGCTTTCGGGTGCAAACTGCTGTTTGAAAGATTTAAATTCTTCGGCTGTATCAAACGCCTTAGAAAGACTAAATAGTGTATTTTGATTAGCTGGTACTGACACTACTGAAATTTCGTGCAGTTCTAGCTCTTTTACCACAAACAACTCTTTGGCTGCATCATATTCCGCATCTACGATTCGGAAGCCGATACTAAATGCCGTTAAGATGCCATCTTTTACAAGATTGAAAACTTCGTCAGCTGCTGAAGAAATACGGGCTTTAACCCATAATCCTTTGCTGTCAACTCTGTGATCTACCATCCTACCAACTGGCTCGCTATGGTTGTGATATGCCAAAATTACTGGATTCTTCAAATAATTTTGTATACCCTTTTTCCATACACTTGCTGGGACAATGTCTCCTTGTCTATCAACGTCATCGGTACTTGCGTACCCTTCGATTGTTATACTAGTTGTCTCTCCGTCGGTGGTATCGCTCTTGATAAATGAACTGTTTAAAAACAGTACTTTACTTTTATCTACCATATTACCCCTTTATTGCTGATTATCTGTGGGCCTACCACCTTTCGACGGATCAGCAGCCGAACCCGCAATATTGGCGGGTATTCTTATTTCGTCATTGCCCGTAATAGGCTCATAACGTAATTCTTTTCTTGCTTCATTAGCTGTAATGATGCCTGCATTGACTAATGTCGAATGGTAGGCAGCAATATCTTTTAATTCTGGTTGCATAGCCGACACTGATGAAGTAACTGCTTCAATGTCATATCCGTAATATCGTTCTAGGCTTGATGTAAACTTACGAACAACTGGCATTACTGTTTCTAAATAAAATAAGCGTAAGTTAGGTGAAATGTTAGCGTTGTTGCCACCAGCTAATAAAATGGGTGGAACACCAATACATTGCATAATAAATTCGTTGTGTGTTTTAATAGACTGATCAAAGTCCATGTCTTTAAAGTTTTGATTTGATACTTGTGCAGGCTTCAATCCTGAGTCCAGGATAACTGGACGCTTGCCGCCTTGTTTAGTTGAGTATTTTTGTAACCAGTATTGTATTGTTTTTTCTTTTGCAATCTGTGAAAGTGTATTTTCTGACGTTAAAACTAAGCCAAATACAGCTCCGTTTTCAAAAAAGTTTTCTTGGAAGTCTTTCATTGCGTACAATGTAGCTATGCTTCGTTGTGCTGCTTCTAAACGCGAAGCACCACGGTATATTGATTGTGAGTTAATATCGCGGAAGTGAAAAACTTCTGACTCTTTAAAATCAACTAATCCGTTGTAACGATAACCACGAATAAATGTTTTCACGTCGGTTAAGATTTCTACTGAACCTGCAGGCAAGTGGTACATAAATACACCATCAAAGTGTACGAACACATTACCTTCTAAGATCAAGTCTGTAAATAGTGCTTGACGAAATTCTTGCGTGCTTTGGTAAGGATTAGGTCTGAAGTTTAGCAGTGTGTTTAATGACTTTTGGCGAATTCCGGTAACAACACCTTCATTGACCTTATCTTTAACATCGTAATCTAGTGAGCTAGCTGCATTAACAAGCATACTAACTGAACGATTAACTGCTTCTAGTTTCTGAAAGCTTTGACGATATGACAGCTTGCTTTCTGAACCAATTTGCGTACCTGCTTCTTGAGCAATACGCGTTTGTGCTGGATTGAGTTTTTCAACAATCCAATCTGTAAATCTTGACATAGTTTTCCCTTAGACGAACTCTGAGAAAAAACTACCAAAGCTCTTTTTGGGTACAACCACATCCACCACATCACCAGTATGTTTTGCACGCTGCGTCTCTATCCAGTGAGCCTGTTTGGGTTCACTGCCAGGGCGGGGAGCTTTACCGTAAACACTATGTAACGCTACATGATGACGATTACAAAGGGTGTAAACTTGGTCATATAACTCTACTTGGTGCTCTTCAATAAACTCATCTCGCACAGCTAAAATACCGGCATCTGTTGAAATATCGTAACCTTTAGCTTCAGACCATTTATCTAGGAGTATAGTAACTGAATGTAGGTGGTGCAGTTCTAGGTCTGTGGTCGAACCACAAACGCAACACTGCGTTTTCTTCTCGTAGGCTGCCTTAGCCCTATCACGAACCCACTTTACAGGGATTCGCTTATTTGTGTTTTTTGCCATTATTTCAAAGTACTCCACAATTACCTAGTATTATAGCAGAATAGCAAACAAAAGTCAATGCTTAAATTTTTTCTACCATTATAGTGTGTATGTGTATAGTGCGTATCGAACCGCATCTGCCATGTGACTATAATCATCATGCATTGGTCGTTCACGTTGCAGCCCCTCACGTTGGTCCCAGCGATACTGGTCAAACATGGCTCGCACGTTAGTGCAATGTGGGGCAACTTTTAATCGACCTTGTTGTAATAAGGTCTGAACATACGCAATGCCTGGTAAGACATCTTTTTTAGCTTTGGTAGTTGAAATGTTGTAAAGGTAAGCCAAGTCACTAGCAAACTGTGCAGCAGCCGAGTCAATAAAAGTTACTTCAACTCCATGCTTTTCATTCATTGCTGTGAATACTGCAGCGTGCTCTTGAGTAGTTTTTTCTGACTCTAAGTATTCGTCGACAACAAAAAAGCAATCGCGGTTCCAATCGTACACGATAGCGCAATAAGCAGTAGCGTCTCTGTAACCAGGGTCGCATCCAGCAAACGCTTCGCCTTTAATATCTTCGGGAATTTCAACAACATCTGTATCCTGTAGTGTGTAAATCTGACCCTCAAATACGGAAAATGAGGCTAAGTATTCTTGTTCGAACTCTGACTTTGACATTGATCGACGCGCTTCAGCAACGTCAGTTTCAGACATGCGAGTATTCTCTGTGTAATCAGCTTGTAGGCTAATCCACTCTGGGAAACCTGGATCAAATCCACGATTCCAAAATTGTGAAAACCAGTTGTTACGACCACGAGGTGTGGAGATAAAAATGGCTTTGGCTTGGGGTTTGTCTAGGGTAGGTCGTAGTGCAACATTAAAAGCTGCTTCACCGCCTTCGCCTAGTGCAGCTTCATCAAATATAATCAAGTCATACGATCTACCAACAGTTGAATCAACGGTACTAAGAGAGCCCATACGAATAGTACTTCCATTGGACAATTCAATGATTTTATCTTTGAGGTTATCGCGCGCAACTTCGAGGTCAAAGTGCTTGATGAGTTTACGTTGTAGTTCAAATGATATGGAGCTTAGGTTATAATTTGGTGAAATGATTAAGACATTTGACCCAGGTACTAAGGTAACTAGTTGTCCAATTACGTTAGCTATGTAAGTTTTGCCTAGTCGTCGGGCAAGTGCAGCACAAATGAATCTGTACTTGGGATCGTTGACTGCGTTTATGAGTGCAACCTGTGGACGGTTGATTGTATCGTATACATCTAAGAGCTTTAGGTAGTTTGTTATGGGTAGCTTAATAAACCTCAGTTGAGGATCTATTTCTGTAATAGCATCTACATTTATATTTGGTCGTGAGACTGTAAGCATTATTTTGTGGCCTTTGCTAGTTCACGATAGCTTTGTGTGGTTGGATGTACTTTGTCGCTGCTTGGGGTAAATGGTAGTACAGTGTCATTATACTGCTCAGCAATTTCGCGGACGTGTGATTGTATATGTGGTTTGATGGCTGGTAAAATCCAAAACACTTTAGCAACGCCAATCTTCTCACGTATGCGTTGCAGCTCAGCTTTAGTTTTAACTCCGCTATGGTCATTACTGCCTAAACTGATAATTACAGTTTTAGCTGACAAGTTATTTTTTAAATAGTCGCGATTCCATTGCCAAGTATTCCAGCCGCCTTTAGCATAGACTACGCACTCTGGTCTTTGCCTATGAGTACCTACGGCAATTGAGTCGCCTAAAATTAAACAATCTAACATTAATACTTTCCTGATGCAAGTACAATCTTGCAAATGTGCTCTAAGCGTTCTATGTGTTCATAAGCACGCCAAGGTGATGTATCTACGGCAATTACACCGTGTCTGTCCATTCCTACTATGTTGTAGGCAATGTCTCCGCTATCTTTATTGTACCCTAGTGCGTCAATACAAGAATCTGCTAGTTCTTGGGATATAGGAGGTAGCATAGGTACATTAGGCGCTACGCTGGTATACCTGCTGAGTTCTGGGAATTCTTTTAGCAACTCAGGTAATTGAATACCTGCATACATTGCTGCTACAGTATAAGTTGGATGAAAGTGTAAAATTACTCTGACCTCAGTATTAATCTTCTGCTGAAGCCCAAAGTGCATTGGCAGTTCACCACTAGGCTTTAAGTTTTGACTAATGTCTGTATACAGTAAGGGAGTTGCGTATAAACCATAACCAGTGGATCTAATACCCATCTTTTTAAACTGATCTGGTTGCAGGGTTTGTTTACGAACACCTGTAGGCGTAACATAAAAATGATCTCGATCTTGGTGACGTATTGAGGCATTACCATCACGCGATGTAA